ATGCCACCAAAAGCACTTTTGCAAGGTAGTTTTCTACCCGTTGTTAATGTACAAGCCATTGTTTTTATGTTTTAAAAAAAAAGGGTGAGCAGATTACCTACCCACCCCTTTTATAGATTAATTAATTAATTATGCGTAAGATACTATATCATTAGTTCCAAATTGTACTGCACTTGTAAATCTGACTACCATTCTCACATTGTTGCTACCATCCAAATCTGCCATATCTAGTACTTTTACTTCTTGTGCTGAATTTAGTAATCCAGTTCCAAAGTATAAGTTAGAACGTTGTGCTGCATACATTTTGTCATCAGACATTCCTGGTGATACAAAGATTTTAACTCCGTTTACCGTTAGGCTTCCGTTGTTCCACCATTGTGTACCCATATTAGCTACACCATTTGCTCCTAAACCATTTGCTCCAAAACCACCTAGTGCTTGTACATATAGTTTAGCTGCTTTAGTTCCTACATAGATAAATAAATCTTCTTTACCATATAATGCAGATGGTATTGCATCAACTACTTCAGAAAGTTTGTCAATGATATTTGCAGATGTAAGTGCTACTGATGTTATCGCTTGTGCTGCTGGAATATCTCCAGATGTTACTGCTGCTGCAATTAGTTTTTCAAACCCATCAAAAGATGTGTAAGTTGCTCCAGCCACATCTCCTTGCCAAATATTAAATTCTGTTGACTGTGCAATTTCGCTCGCTACGTGAGCAATCAAGAAATCAGAAAACTTTGGTGGTAATGTTTGACCAAGACCATAACCCATTGATTGTGCTTCCCAATCGTTTACAAAGTCATACTTACATAATTGTAGGTTTACTTGTAGTTCTTTTGGTTCAATAATTCTTTCAGTTAGTGTAACTGTAGATGTTGGTGAAAAATCACAAGATGCAGATGCCACTAAAGCATTTGTAGCTAGTTTTTTGATTACTTCTTTAAAAGCGATGTTTGCCTTTACTGTTAAACCACCGTCATCAATAGTTGATGCAGATAATAAAGCTGCTGCGATATACTCACCAGCAAATTCACCCGCATAAGTAGTAGTTATGTTAGTGGTTGTCGCTAAATTTACGTTTCTTCTTTTCATTTTATTTATTTAATTTGTTTAATACTCTATCTAGTGTTGTGTTGAATTGTCCTTTAGCAAATTGCATTTGTTTTTTCTGTGGTGCTTTTGCTTCTGGGTTGTGTTTAATTGGTTTTCTAGCTGCTGAAAGTTCTTCTTTCTTTTCTTCTTCTTTCACATCCATATCTGAAAATTTCTTTTTCAGCATTTCAATTTCTTCTTTTACTTCTTCAATAACTGGTGCAATAACCTCAACTACTGCTTCAATAATTGCTTCAACTTCTGTAGCAACCTCTGCTGGTACTTCTGTTTCAACAGTTTCTTCTTCAAGATCCTCTGTTTCTTCTTTAGCTGGTACTTCATCAGATACTTCTCTGACATCTGCAATCATACCCTCTTCAGATACTACAACTAATCTACCATCTTCAAGGATATACTCCCCTACTGGCATTGCTACTTTCTCATCGTCTGTGACAATAAAGATTTCACTTCCTTTCTCAAATGTTTCAGCACTTACTACAGTACCGTTTTCCAACTTCATTTCTTCAAGTTTTACCTCGATGTTTAAAAGTGTTCTAATTTGATTTAACATTTTTGTTTTTTCCATACTATTTATATAACGATTATTAATTTACTTTTTGCATTTTCAATCTGTTCTTGTTATTACACCAATACCTTGTGCTTGCATAGAACCATCACAACAAGAGATAGAATACTTGTTGGTGTCCCAACATAAACAAGCACGACCACCCCCAGTAGGTGATGTTCTACTAGGAATAAAAGTTTTATTTTTGTTGTTTCTTTGCATTTATTAGAAATATATATTTTCTTCTAAATCTCTAGTTATATTAGCTATCACTAGTTCACCAATTAAACTATCTGCTTTTATATAATTAGAAATAGTTTCGGGATTAATACCTAATTCATTAGCTGCATTTTTTGCGTTATCCAAAAGACTTTCAACTCTATTAAATATATCATTATTTTTATTTAGAATTTCTTGACCTTTTTGTTCTAATTCATCTCTAGTAGCTTCCATTTCTTGAATTTGTTTTACTAGTTCGTTTTGTTTCTTATTAAATTCAATTACTGAATTTTCAAATTCTTCATCAGAAACAAGAGATTTTTCTATTTCAGAAATTTCGTCACCTAAATCATCAGCTACACCTAGTGCTACCTTTTGTGCTTTAAGGTTTACTTTTTGGTTTGGTAGTTTGCTATAAACTTTTTCTAATCTACTTTTCATTTTATATTTGGTTTAATTTTGAATTTGCTTCATTTATTTTTTCCATAGCTTCATCATAAATATCAAAAGAATTTTCATATTGATTTAATTCGCTAGGTTCTACGCCTAATTCATTTGCTAATTCACTTGCTTGTAATAATTTTGCATCTAATTTTCTTGCTTCATCTGTTAAATCTTGCAAGTCTACTTCTAAACTATTTTTAAAACTATTAAATTCATTTTGTATTCTTTCAAGTTCTTCAATGTCAATTTCAATATTTTTTGAAAATACACTAACAGATGACGCGATACTTGTTAATTCAGAAACTACGTTTAATTTTACATTATGTTTTTTAAAGCTTTGCTTTTTGTTTGGTAGTTTAGAGTATACCTTTTCTATGTTACTTTTCATTTTACTATGTCTTTTATTTGGTTTAATAATTGTTCAGCCATTTGTTCTTCTATAGCTTCTTTTGGTGCTTCCATTTTATCCGCAAAGTAACCCTCGATAGAAAAACCTTTTACTTTGTTTGTCTTTACATACTCATTCCAAACATCTTCATTATTGACCTTGACTGATCCCATCCACGTTCCAACTGGTACGTCTAAACCATACAATGCAGTCTTGTCTTTGGCTTTATCTTCTACTATCCAGCTTTCAACTAATGTTAAACCATTAAGTGCTTGTGCGTGTTCTAGTGTTGATCTACTTTGGTTTCCATTCTGTAAGAACATTTGAGATGCTTTTACAATAGTATCTTTTGAAAAGAATATGTAATACTCACCCTCTGAACCATTTCTGTATATAGGCTTGTCTGGTATTAATAAAGCACCCATTAATATCTTCTTTTCTTTGTCTACTTCTGCTAACTTTATCTCTTGTTTCTTTAATGCAACAAAGTCACTTTCAATGGCTGGGCTTTCTACGATTGAAATCGCTTCTACTCCAGCATCCAAATCTTCTTCATCTAAAATAAGTTCTATTATCCTCATAAATATATAACGTGTTTAGTTTTTAATTTTGCATTTAGCCTATACTAGCACCCTCAATAATGTTTCTATCCATTTCTTGTGCTGTTGTTACATCATTACTTACAACGTATGCCCTTGCTGGTCTTTGTGTTTGACTACCTATTGCATCTGCTAATTGTGTTTCACCACTTGCACCTACTACATTAAATGCTGGTGCTTGTGATCCACCACCCGCACCAGATGCTGGGTTTGTTCCACCTCTAGCATTACTAGGTGATGTTTTTAATATATCTTTTACAGATTTAAAACCAATAGCAGCAGTTGTAGCTATGTTTGCTATTTTTAAACCAAATTCAAAAGGTGTAACAGTCTTTGTTGCAAGTTCAGCAGTAATACCTTGATATGTATTTATTAATGCAGCAGCAGCAGCAGCAGCTTTACTGGCAGCACTCTGTTCATCAAACAAAGTTGATATATCACCAAGTGTATTTTTTGCCATATCTAACTGTGCATTTCTTTTTATAGCCTCATCTTTTTCTTCTTCTTCTTTGTTTTTCTTTACAACCCCAGCAATTTGATTTTCATAGTATGCTGCTATTCTAGCTTTTTCTATCCAAGTTGCCTCTAGTAAATCTAGTTCTGCAAGTGCTGCTGCTTTTTCTCTTTCTAGTTTTTGTATTTCAGAAAATTCTGTTGCATCATTTACTATTTTTTGTATATCTTCTAATCTCTTTTTTTCTTTATCTATTGCTTCTTGATCAATTTTATCTTGCTTTGCTTTATCTTGTTCTGCAAATATTGCTTTTTGTTCATCTTCAGCCTTTTTTTGTGCTGCTTTTAATTCTAATATTTTTATTGAATTTGTACCATAAAATTTTGCTGCTAATTCTATTTGTTCAGTATAATCTTCATTTATTAATCTTAATTTTTCTGCACGTTCTTCTGCTTCTGTATCAATTAAACCTTTGCGTATTCTTTCAATAGCTTCAATTCTAGCTTTTTCTGCTGCTTCTGCATCTGCTGCACTTGTATCTTTATCTTTAGGTTTAGTTTTTTTTGGATCTTCAATTAAACTACTTTCAAATTGTGTGTATTTGTTTTCTAAATCACTTAATATTTGTCTTTGTTTTATTAAAGCTTCATTTTCTTCTTCTGTTATTTCACTAATTCCTTTTTTACCTTGTCTTATTCTTTCAGCAATAGTTAACGTTTCAGTTTCTATTTCTAATTTTCTTAAAGCACTTTTTTCATCTTCAATAGATTTTAATAAAGTATCTCTTTTTTCTTTAATTAAAGCCTTTTCTTTTTCTATTAAAGCATCAACATTTTTACCTTGTTTTTTTTCTAGTTCTATTTGGCTTTTTAAATTTCTTAATTTTAAATCAACTGCATCTAAATTCTGATTGTTTAAAACTATTTGCTTTTCAAGTTCTTTATTTGTATCACTTACAAAATCAACAATGGCATCCCAATGCTCAACCAATAAACCAACTGCAACAACCGCTGCACCAATACCACTTGATATTAATGCAGTTTTCATAGCCTTACCACTTAACTTTGCAGCCTTACCAACCGCAACCAATTTAGATGCAAGACCACCAGTCATTTGGTCTAACTTACCTAATACAGCACCACCAACTTGTTGCATACCAGATAATTCTTTACTAGCTTTTTTTGTAGTCTTTGCAGTTTTCTTTACTGCATCATCAACCTTATTTACACTAGCAACTGCATCATCTGTTTTAGCAACTAATTGAACCTCTACTACTTTTGCCATTTTAAATCTCTTTTAATTTGATTGTAACCCTCTTTTAATGTTTCCGCTAATTTATATTTTCCTTGTGCTATTCTTATGTTTTCAGTATCAGCCTCAACAACTTGTAGCAAGTCTATTATATTCTTAATCATAATATTGTGTTTAGTAATTCAAATTCTGTTTTACCAGTTGTTAGATCTGTTTTCATTGAATTAATCTTGTAGCTATCTTGTCCTAATTCTATCAAGTCATTTAATTCCAGATCATAATAAACTTTCATAGGTAGATAAGCAGTAACCTTAACTAATCTTCTTTTTGCATTAAATACATCTTGTATATAAGTCTTGTATTTAGTTTCAAATAAAGTATCTGTAAAGCAAGTTGGGTTACCGGTTTCTCCTATTGTATATTCATTATACTCATTTTTAAAATGTATGTTTACTTTACTTGTAGCACAATCTAAAGCTAAACTGTTTGATGGTATAAAATATCTTGTTATATCATCTTCATCAGTAGTATCTTCATCTCTAATCCTCATTGAAGTACCGTTATTAAGGATAGGATAAAAAAGTAAAGGCTCTCCATAATAAGGTTCAAAATTATCATCTACAAAATACCCATATTGAATTGTGGTTAAACCTATATTAGCAGCAGTGGGATTTATATCAATTATTCTTTGATATTGCATATGCTCAAAAGGCAGTTCAACTTTATAGGTTTCTGTTGGAGCATCAAATCTTGTGTTATCTCTGTAACTTTCAGAACCCCATCCGGAATTCCAAATCTGTTCAAATTGTTTCGCAAGTAAAGTACCTAATCCTTTATATCTAAAATTAATTTCTTTAAAAGGTAACGCAACATCCACCTTTGATGTTTTAGTATCTAAATATTTATCTATGTTAATTGGTGTTTGTGAACCCGCTGCATAATAACTGTCTAATGTTCTAACTACTATAATACCTACATCATTAACAAAAGCAGTTAAGTTAAACATCTTAAACATTCCAGATAGAAAGTCTATGATTTTTATTTTAGGTATCTGTTGTGTAATGTTAAATTCAAATACAGCACTTGTTTCAAATGTTACAGCATTGCTATATTCAATTCCACCATCTAATTCAAAAAAATCTTCATCTCTTTCTTGAAATTCAACAACCCATTTAATGCCACCGGCAGCAAATTGTAAAAGTACCTCTGACCTAATCTCTATAGTATAAACTCCATTAGCTAGTTGTTCTTCATCTATAATTGTTGTTAAACCACTAGCGCCTATCTCTATTTCTAAATAACCATTTGGTCCCGTAACCCTTACATCATAAGGTATTGCTGGAGTAGAAAATACTGGATTTAAAATTAAAGATACTTGTGGTGAGTCTAAAGAATAAGCATTCCCAGGATTCAAATTAATTTCTAATTGACCATTCTCCATCTCTGATAGTTGGGTCATTCCCCCATAATCTCCGGTTGGTGTTTCATCTCCCAACTCTGTTACTAATGTCCATTCTGCATCACCAAAACTAGGTGTTTCTACATTTCCTTTTTTTCTATGTAACCATAAAAATAATTCGTCAAATTCATCATTGGTAGCATCATTAAAAAAATCATTTGAAAATACAATATCTGAACCATATCCATTCGCTACTGTATATTTTGTTTCTATTGCATCAATTATAGCTTGTACTCTTAATGCGTATTTAAACTGCTTCCAATCAACACCATTTTGTTGTTGTGTGCCAGATCCGTGTGGATATATATTGTTTGTTGTAGCCTCTGGGTCAAAAGTTGAGTGTGAATTACTATTGTATATTAATCTGTTTGTATGTGTAATTAAAGGCACAACTATGTTATTGTTTCCGCTTGGGAAACCTTGTATTGTATCTCTTATATTTGCATAATTATATACTTGTGAGTTATCATCTAATGCAGCTAAACTACTCAACAAATCATCACCCAGAACATCTTTAAGGTTCACTGTATTACCAAAGAAAGTAATGTGATATGTATGAGCTACATTGTTTTTTAAATCAACACTATTAAGCTTTATTTTACCATTCTTAAAAGGTAAATCATTTAACTCTAATCTTGCATCAGCTTTATTTCTTGCATCAAAGCCAAAGTCAATATCAAAATTATAATAGTGCTGAAATATCTTATTATTAACTCTAGAAGCCGGAACCGCAAATGTTTGTGTAAACTCGGTAAAGACCTTTGCAATATCTTTTACATTTTGAATAGTCTGCGTAAGCGATACACTTTCATCTTTAAACAAGTCTACTCTTTCAGTACCGATATATAATTGTAGTCTACGCATTTATCTAATGTTGTTTATGTAATCAAAAGCTTCTTCAAACTCCATACTATATTCTATTAGCCTATCATTTACACTTGTTTTAAAGGCTACTGATGATGTTTTAACCTTTACCGGTATGATTATACCAGATCCTTTTCTCACAGTAGATAGCCAAACGTATTCACTTAATAGCAATTCTTCAAATTGTTGGTTTGCAAACTCCGGATAATATCCGCTACTTAATTTATGTGTTTGTTTAGCTTGTGTATTGAATACTTTGTTTGGTGCATTCTGTACTGAATAGGTAGCGCTTGAACCACTTGGATAGGTTATTGTATTTGATTTGTAACCCTCATTAGATCTGGATAGGTTTTTAGAATTCTTTAAAAAGAACCATAAATCTTGTTGTGCGCCATACTTGTTTATGTATATAATTCTTTTACCATCACCATACTTTGTGCAATCAATTCTTTTAATATTACATACAACACCATCAACATTTGTTACACTTGTATCTGTACTCGTATAAGGTGTTACAACCAAACCATTCAAAGCAGTTATGCTTGGTAATTTACCCGCAGTATTATTTGGTGCAAATATTGTAAAGGTATCTGTATCTTCATTTATAGGTATTAAGTAAGTAGGTGTAGTTCTTCCAAAAGGCACGGTTGGATTTACTTCTTCTTCAAATGTTCCATAGGCTTCAAAGCCAACATCTGTAATTGTTGCCGGTTCATCTATCACAGTACCAAGCCCATTTATTGCATTATAACTCTTTAGGTTTGTTTCTATATCAACAGTCTGTGGCACATAACTACTTTGGTAAGTTATCTCTATGTAATCCCTTGCAAGTTCTGCAATATCAAAATTAACTGTTTGAGTTGCCACTAAAGATAAAGGCAAATTCTTTGTTAGTGTATATCTTAAAGTTCCATCAATAGTAACCTTGCACACAACAGACCTTGCTCCGGCACTTGCTACTATAAATTTAAACTGTGGGTTTCTTAATGCTAATTGTAATGCCATCTTAAAAGTCTAGTGTTAGTGTTGCTATAAATAAATAGAACCTTATTGTTGTGTATGTATATCTTTCATCTCTTGCGATGTACTCCCAACCTAACATAAATCTGTTATGTGGGAAATGAAATGCTATGCCTAATGTCCAATCCATATCTTATTTTTTTGTTCCTAGTATAATTGCGTTTTCTATATCTAGTGAAAAAGCATCTGTTAATTGTTTTGGTAAGTTCTGTAAACCTAGTTCAAATGGTGTAGTAAAGAATAAGTTTGCTTTTAAACCTTTGTTGTAAATTGATCTTGATATTAAATAAGTCATTGTATCATAACTCATAAATTTACCTTTTTTATCTCTCCATTGAAACCTTTTCTTTTCTAACCAACCTTTAATACCATCTCTTAAACCATACTTTGGAAAATTACCACTACCATATTGAAATTGTGATAGTGATGCAGCAGTTTCTGGGTAGGTTGAGGTTTTACCCCTTACACCTTTATCTACAAAAGTTCCATAATCTTCCATTAGAAAATCTAACAAAAACAGATCTTGGCTTTTTTCATATTTGTAGCTAACTGATTTATATAAATCACCTAAACTTTTTCTTTCATCTACTAGGTTTTTCTTTGCACTATCTACTACATATTCAGCATAAGCATTTAAAACCTCATCTACATTTTTAAAGTCCATTAACAAATGTATATATCATTGTAAATTAGTATAGTCATTGTAGCACTCCATCCAGCAAGTTGATTTTCAAACCTATCATTAAATGGTGTTAAACTTGGATTGCCATCTAGTTGATACATATCTGTATGTAATGATCCCATTCTTAACTTCTGTATTAGCTTGTTTAAGACTAGTAGCTGTGTGTTTAGAATATCTTGTTCATTATCATTGCCAGTAAATCTATCTGTTGTTATATCCTTTGATTGGTCTACAATATCACAAGCTAGTATACTTATGTTAAACCTCAACACTTGTTCTTCTGCTGAAACACTATTTACAATCATATGTGCTAATGGAAATATGTCTTGCTTGTTTAGGTTTACTTTGCTTATGTCACCAATAGAAACTGTATTAGTAAATTCAGTACCTCTTAATTGTTCTTCTATTGTTGAGGTTAATTGATAATACCCTCTTATACCTTGTTGGCTCATTTGAAATTTTGTTTAATTCTTTTGGCTTCTACTTCTGCTTTGTCTTTCATAAAGGATAGCATCATAAAACATTCGTGTACTCCTAGTTTAGTGATATTTTCATATCTTGTAATGTCTCCTTGAGCAAGTCCGTAAATTGAGTTATACCAGCCCCATTTGGTTGTGAAGTTAGATACTGCGTCAAGGCTTGTGTTTGATCCTTGTCCAAATAATTCATCATAGTTTTCGACAAGTCCAGACCTAAATTCCACAAAAAAAAAATTGATGACAAGACTGCATCCATAGGCATATCTAAAATCTCTTGATCTACACCTACTTTGTATTCTTCTATTGTGTATTTGTCTTTTATTTTGTTTACTACTGGTCTATATAAAACTGCCATAGCTTTTTCTATATTTTCCCAGTCACCAATAAAGGTATCTAAATCTATATACTCACCTAATGTTAAATCATCTAGTTGTGGATGAAACCCATAGTTAATATTGTTTAGCTTAAAACTTCTAACTAGGTTAGGCTTCTGCTCAAACATTTCTGTAAGTGTACTTACTATTAGTTCACTATCATTAAACTTCAACCTCATTACATCTTCAAGGTTTAACTTGCAAAATATTTCAATGATCTTTGCATTTAAAAAACTCTCATCATCTACATTTTTCTGTATTTTAAGAAAGTGCTTATACTGCCTTAAAGTAATTTCACTTAAATCATTTGGTACTGTAATATTGATATTCATACTTATATAACGTTTTTAAAATGGTTTTTTATAGTAAGGTAAATATAATAAAAAAAGGTACACCATTTCTGATGCACCTCTTAAACAAAACTCAACTTAACTAAATCATACTTGCTTCGTGGCAAGTGCCACTACACACACCGGGCTTTTCTATTTCTGCACCACATTCTGTGCATTCATATTCTTTGTATTCTGGGGGGCTATACCAATCCATAATATTCTGTTTTTAATTTACCATTACGGTAATGTTCTACAATTACACCAGTTGATAAAGGTACTACCTTGTATGGTCTGATGCTTTTCTTTACTAAAAATCTGTTTATTAATTTTTTCATTATTCTTCTATTTCGTTAAATACTGCGTGTTCTAAACAATCACCACATATTTCATCACTTAAATAAGATGCTTCTGCACCACAACAATTACTATACATATTCTTTTGTTTTATAGTTCGTAAACTTTTTTATAAACCTCTTGTGTGTTTTTAACCGCTTTGTTATAACCTACACTAAATGCTTCTGATGCTAGGTTACTCATAATGGTTAGTAGTTCAGAGTTATACTCTATGTCTAATCCTCTTAATTTGTCGTATGCGTTTTCTAATGGTGTTTTCATATCTGTTTTGTTAGTTAATATATTGCAATATACAAATAAATAACATACCAACAAATAATTTAATAACTTTTATGATATAAAGTAATTACCCCTATTTGGATTTTGTAGTTGATATGATACAGAATATCTGATTGCATCTATAATATGGTTGAATTTGTCTTGTGGTGTTTTAGACTTTTTTTCTAACCAGGAGTAGTTGTTTAGTTCTTTGATTAAGTTTATACTGTTTTCTTCTACAATCAAATCATAATCTTGTAGTAATGCTATACCATAGGTAATTGAGCCTTGACCTTTTATTGCTTTGACTACATTACAACCTTTTGCTTTCAGTTCGTGTAGTAATCTTGGTTCAGCACTATCACCTACTATAAGATGGTTTTTAGCGTGTTTAAGGTTTAGTTCAGCTATTTGTGATGTGGTAAGACCTTTCAAGTAAAAGCATTCCTTTAAATAGATTATCTTGTTGTTTGTATCTATGTTAGTTTCCACCAAACTGTTCTCGTCTGCGGCAAATCCATAATCTTGACCAAAGACACTTACACCTACTTTTTTAAACTCACCTATTTTCCAATTAGTAAATATAACACCCTCTGCTTTTGCCAACCAACCACCAAGCATCTGATGTTTGTATTTCTCTGGTCTGCGTTTCTTTATGTTTTCTATTTGCTCTAAATAGCTTTTAGATAGGTTTTCTATATTATCTAAATATGTAGTGTGTATGTAGGTTGTATTTCCTTTGGTTGTGTTTGTACCAGCTTGTACACCTTTATCTTCAAAGAACCTATTATATATCCAATGCTCTTTTGTAACTGGGTTTAAAATAAGTATTACCCTATTCTTTTGTTTGAGGTTTCTTACACTTAAATCTATCTTATCAAATATGTTTTCATCTTGCAGTTCTTCTGCTTCATCCATTACCCACGTAGAAACGTTAGTTAAAGACTTTAGGTTAGCCGTTTGATCACCGCTTGATGTCTTGATACCTTTGAAGATTATCTTGCTACCAGATAGCTTATTTCGTATTTCATCTTTTGTTATATAAAATACGTGTTGTAGGTTTAGTGTTTCTATCTTATGTATAAACTCGGGTATAATAGAAATGTATGCAGATGATAATGTAAACCTAGTAAACAAGATTGTATGCCCAGCTTCAAAAGTGAGCAACAACAAAAGTAAGTTTATAGAATACGATTTACCAGAACCACGACCACCAGTTACAATATAATATCTTGCATCTGATGTTTGGATAGGGTTATACTTTGGGTCAACTTCTATCACTTAAATTTTATAATATCTTTAAAGTTAATATTGAAACCATCTGTAGATGTTATATCTACACTCTCTTTAGGCTTACCATATCTGTAACCAAAGTACAATGACATAGCACGGCTATCACCTTTTAAGATCTGTTTGCCAAGTGTTTTAATTACCTCATCATTATCAATAAGGTTATCTAACTTTTCAATTAGTTTAAGTTCGTCTGCTTTCTTTGGTCTACCAGCACCCTCTCTTGCACCACCGTTATTTTTTCTTTTATCCATTTGAAATAAATTTGTTTATTCAATTATATAACGTAATTACTCAACGTTTTTATTTAGCTTTAATTCTAGCAATTTTTCTCTTATAGCTTTTCTTTCTTTACCCTTTGGTAATTTGTCAAATAGTTGTTGTAGCTTTTGTATTAGTTTCTTTCTGTTCATAGTTTTTCTATTTCATTTATTACTTCTTGATAGTATTCTATGTTGTTAGATGGTTTTAGTATTTCGTTTTCTAGTATAAGACTTATATGTAGTTTAGCACATTTTTTTGCTTCTGTGCTTGTTGTTGTTTCTACATAAAATGCTTTTACTAATTGGTATGCTTTTTCTTTTGGTGTTTGCATAAATAGCCATTCTTTTTTTATCATATCTGTTTTTTAAATTCCACAATAACCAGTATCGCAATCATCAAAGTCTTCATCAAATAATTGGTTCTGTACCCCAAACCTTAATATGTCTTTGTATGTAGCTTCTGAATTAAATGTGTTCCCAGTATTTTCTTCTTGCTTAACAAACCAGTTGAAACTATCTTTATCTTTTTGTGCTAT